GGTTTATCCGGCGGCGATATGCCACCGGGTCCGGTGTGCCGTAGCATCACCGGAAACCACTGATACACTAGCTGGCCAAGAGGCGCAAGCGATATTGCCGGACATGACACGCTGGCTATCACACCGCCATCGCTGCCCCGGCTGGCCATCGCTGCCCCGGCTGGCCATCGCTGCCCCGGTGTGACGTCACACCGCCATCGCTGCCCCGGCTGGCCATCACACCGCCATCGCATGCCATCGCTGCCCCGGCTGGCCATCGCTGCCCCGGCTGGCCATCGCTGCCCCGGCTGGCCATCGCTGCCCCGGCTGGCCAGCGCATGCCATCGCTGCCCCGGTGTGACGTCACACCGCCATCGCTGCCCCGGCTGGCCAGCGCATGCCATCGCTGCCCCGGCTGGCCATCACACCGCCATCGCTGCCCCGGCTGGCCAGCGCATGCCCCGGCTGGCCAGCGCTGGCATAGGGGGGCCCTCGCTGGACCCGGCTTCGGGGGGTGCCGCGCCCGCGACCCCTGTAGTACACCCAGATCCCCAAAGAGTACTTTGGAGACCCCAACAAAAAATAGAAAAAATAGAAAAAATGCGTCCTGCTATATCCCAAAGAGTGTATTTGACATACGCCGGGGAAAAACCCTACATTCGCTACCAAGGAAGGCTGCATGGGGGTTCCCCTGCCCATTTGCCGCCCGCCTTCGCGTTCCGGGGGCGCGAACTATAAATACCCCCGGACCCTTTTTGAATGTCAAAGGGGTGGCCAAGGGAGCGCGAAGTGAAGCTACAGTCGAGAACAGCGAGCACACCGGTCTTTGAGCGTCTGCTACGAAACGTACCGCGTTCTGAGAGTGGCGAAATCATCCAGCACCCCATGAGCGAGCGCCACATGGATCTCGTTGACTACTACATGGATGGCCTCTCCATGAAACAGTGCATGCTGTCAGTCGGTTACAAGGAAGCGACGGCTACGGCCAATGCTGCCCGTACTTTTCGAAGGAAAGACGTGGTAGCTGAGATCGCTTGGCGTCGAGAGCAGCTAAAGAAGCGGTATGACATCTCCGAGGAACGGATCCTCGAGGAGATGGCAGCGATTGCCTTCACGAATTACGGCGACATCATGGAAATCGCTGAAGATGGCACGGCCTATGTCGATCTGACGAAGATGACAGATGAGCACAAGAGGGCCATATCCGAGATCACGACGGAAGAGTACAAGGAAGACAGGACCAAAGATGGTGCTACCGTGCTCAAGACGAAGGTAAAGTTCTACAGCAAGCTGGATGCTTTGCAGATGTTGGCAAGGACGCTGGGAATGTTCAATGACAGGATTGATGTCAACGTGAACGTAAACATCATGGATGCTCTAGATGCCGGTCGTAAGCGATTGGCGCTGGCCAAAGACGTCACACCCTATTCGCTGCAGAATTAAATGGCAGGTTTCTCAGAGCGCAACACCGTTGGTTATAATGGCACTAAAGGGAAGAAAGACCCCAATCTGGCGCTCGCTGAGGCTATATCCCAGTTTACCGGAGACCCATTGGGGTTCGTGATCTTCGCGTTTCCTTGGGATACAGACAAATCTATTCAGCAGGTCAAGCTGCCAGAGAAATACAGGGACCGGTTCAATACGGAATACGGCCCTGATCTGTGGGCTTGCGAGTACCTTGATGAGTTGGGTGAGCACATCAGGGACAGGGCGTTCGATGGTGAGTCTGCTGTCATGCCCATACAGATGGCCACATCGTCGGGGCATGGTATTGGCAAGTCGGCCCTAGTGGCTTGGCTGATCCTGTTTATCATGTGTACGAGGAAGCTGTGCAATGGTGTTGTGACAGCCAACACGGCAGAGCAGTTGAGGACGAAGACGTGGGCAGAGGTAGGTAAGTGGCACAAGAGGTGTGTCGCGGGTCACTGGTTTGAATACACGTCAGGTCGGGGGGCCATGTCTCTCTATCACAAGGAGCACCCCAAGGAGTGGAAGGTCAACGCCCAGACGTCGAGGGAAGAGAACTCCGAAGCCTTCGCCGGTCTCCATGCCGCCAACTCGACACCGTTCTACATCTTCGATGAAGCGTCAGGCATTCCTGAAAAGATCTTCGAGGTCCGCGAAGGCGGCACGACTGACGGTGAACCCATGGTCTTCGACTTCGGTAACCCGACGCGAAACAGTGGGCGGTTCTATGAGGAGTGCATTGGCAAGTTCAAGAGACGCTGGAGCTACCGTGAGATCGACAGCCGGTCTGTACAGATCACCAACAAACCAAGGATCGCGGAATGGATCGAGGATTATGGCGAGGACAGTGATTTCGTCAAGGTTCGTGTCAAAGGTGTCTTCCCTTCGGCAGGTTCGCTCCAGTTCATCCCCACGGAGGATGTCGAAGCAGCTATGCGCAGGCAGGCTCACCCAGACAGAACACAGGCTCTGGCGATTGGAGTCGATGTGGCCCGTCAGGGTGACGACGACAGCGTCATCTACCCACGTCTTGGAAATGATGCTAGGACATTCGAACCCCGAAGATTTAGTGGCCTTGATACCGTCCAGATGGCATCTAAAGTCATCGAATGCATCAATGAGTTTAGGGCCATGGGGGTTCCAATTGGCGGGGTATTCGTTGACGGCGGCGGTATTGGTGCTGGTGTCGTCGATCAGTTGAGGCACACAGGGTATAACCCCATTGAAATCCAGTTTGGTAGCCGACCGGGCGACCCTCGCAAGTACAGGTTCAAGGTCGATGAGATGTGGGGGCGCATGAAGGAAGCCCTTAGACTTGGCCTAGCCCTGCCCAGCGAGGGACGTATATCCGAAGAGATTAAGACCCAATTGACCCAGAGGGAGTTTGGCTTTACTCTAAAGGATCAGATAAATCTGGAGACGAAGAAGGATATGAAGGCCCGTGGGATCTCATCCCCAGACATCATCGATGCTCTGGCCCTTACATATGCTCAGGAGCTTGCTCCTCTGGAAGTACCATTCGGTGTTACGTCACACCGTTTTGTAAAATCTGAATACGATCCTCTTGAAGCTGCGTAATCCCTTGGAGTAGGAAATAATGTGCATGTTCAGTAAACCTAGTCCTCCACCTCCTGTGAAGCCTGTGGAACTACCGCCTTCCGCCCCCACGCAGGCGGATCCAGAAGTGACGTATGCTGGCACCAAGAACAGGAAGAAGGCAGCGCTCGCCGCTGGCAACAACAGCACGGTACTGACGAGTGGATTCGGTTTGACGAGCACTGGTAACACGGCGACTAAAACCGCTCTTGGATCCTGAGCGGTGTGACGTCACACCGGAGAGACACAGATGGTTGAAGATTTCTATAAGGGTGAGACGACCCGTCAGAAACTGACAAAACGCTTCGGTGCCCTTCGCACCGAGCGTGAGTCGTTTATCACGCATTGGAAAGAGCTATCGCAGTTCATCCAGCCTAGACGTGGTCGGTTTCTGGTAACTGATCGCAACAAGGGTGACAAACGATGGCAGGAGATCATCAATAGCAGGGCCACGCTGGCTCATCGTATCGCCCGCGCTGGTATCTTCGCGGGTATCATGTCTCCGACCCGACCATGGCATACACTGGAGACATCGAACCCCGATCTCATGGAGTCCGCTGCCGTGAGAACGTGGCTAAACGATGTCGTGCTTGTACAGCGAGAGATATTCAGCCAGAGCAACCTGTATCGAATGGCACCCCGTATGATCGGAGAGATGCTTACATTTGGTACGGGAGCCATGTTGCATGTAGACAATTTCAAAGATGTTTCGAGGTTCTACACACAGACGGTGGGATCCTACGTCATCTCGCAGAATGACGAGTACGAGGTAGACACCTTTGCTCGCGAGTTTCAGATGACGACATCGCAGATGGTCGAGCGGTTTGGGTATGACAAGTGCAGCTACCAAGTGCGATGTGCGTATGACAAGTCGAACTACGATGCATGGTTCGACGTACACCACTTCCTGCTGCCTAATGAGATGATGAAGCCCTCCAGTCCATTTGCTGATGGGAAGCCGTTCGCGTCCATCTATTATGAGCCGGGGGATGACACACTCGATGGCACCTTGAAGGTCGAGGGGTTCAACGAATTTCCGGGGTATTTCCCTCGTTGGGATGTAACGGGGGAGGATGTGTACGCTACAGACTGCCCCGGCATGACATCTCTGGGTGATATCAAGGGTCTTCAGGTCGAGGAAAAGCGAAAGGCTCAGGGTCTTGATCTTCAGGTCAACCCTCCGCTCAAAGGGCCTCCGTCCCTGCGCAATTCGTCAGAGGTTACATCCCTGCCCGGTGGCCTCAACATCTATGAGCCGGGTCAGAGTTCAGAAGGACTCACCCCCGTCTACAACGTGAACCTGCCATTCAACGAACTACGTCTCGACATCGATGCGGTGGAGCGCAGGATCAACGAAGTATTCTTCGTGGACCTGTTTCTTGCGATCTCCAACATGAAGGGCATCCAGCCACGCAACCAGCTTGACATCATGCAGCGCCACGAAGAGAGGCTGCTGCAGATCGGCCCTGTGCTGGAGTCCATGCACAACGAGTTCCTGTCCAAGCTGATTGATCGCACGTTCAATCAGATGGCGCGAGCGGGCATCCTGCCGCCCCCGCCGCCAGAACTGGAGGGAGTCGAACTCAACATCAAGTTCATCTCGTCTCTGGCCATGGCTCAAAGGGCTGTAGCGACTGAGTCTATCGACAAGACGGTGGCTTTCGCTGGCGCTCTCGCTGGCGCTGGATGGACAGGAGCGCTCGACAAGATCGATCCTGATCAGAGTGTCGATGAATACGCCAAAGCCATTGGCACCCCTCCTAGGATCATCGTGCCTGATGACATCGTGGCTGCACGACGTGAAGAGCGTCAGAAGCAGCAGCAGATGCAGCAGGCGATGGAGATGGCCCAGAGTGGAGCCAACACGGCCAAGATGGCTTCGGACGCCAAGACAGGCGACAAGAACCTCCTGACTGATATGGCTGCAGCAAGCAATGGCTGAGGTTTTCGACCACGGTAATCCTGAAGATGTTAAGCGCTTCAGGGAAGAACAGAACAAGCTGGCTCTACAGGCCGGTGAGGACTTACGGAAGATACTTACCGCCTACGGAGGGCGCAGCTTCTTCTGGGATCTGCTTTCGGAGTGCGGGGTGTATGGCTCAACGCACCGTGGGGAGCTAACGCATGAAACCTCGTTTCTTGAAGGAAAACGAAAAATGGGTTTGTGGACAATGGAGCGCATGTTTACAGTAGACCCTAATGCCTATACATTGATGCGCTCAGAAGCCGAGGCTCGCACCAGAGCCAGAGCACTGGAAAAAGGAATGAATCAAGATGGTTGAAAATACGGGTGACCAGACTGCTCTCTCAGAGGGCGTTGAAGACCCTAAAGGGACTGCCCTCGGCACCGCCGAAGAGGGCGTCACTACCCCTGAGAAAGAGGGCGAAGATGCTGCTCCCCAAGGAGCACCGGAGGCCTACGAGGATTTCACCTTCCCCGAAGGCTATGAAGCAGACTCCGAAGAAATGACACAGTTTGGTGAGATTGCTCGTGAACTCAATCTCACTCAAGAACATGCGCAACGTCTCATCAATTTTGAGTCCGAGCGTATGGCGAAACTTCAGGAAGGCAAAGGCGATTCTATCGTCGAAATGCGCGCCCAGTGGAGTGAGCAGGCTCATAATGACCGGGAAATCGGTGGGGCCAAATACGATGAGAGCTTGGCGTTCGCCCGCCAAGCTCTTAAAGCTGTTGGGACTCCAGAGTTGTACAACGCTCTGGAACTCACCGGCACCGGGGACCACCCGGAGTTCATCCGTGTCTTCTCTAAGATTGGGAGAGAAGTTGCGGAAGGTCGGCTTGATTTCGGCAAGGGCAACCCCACGCCCGAGACGTCGAGGGATCCGGCGAAAACTCTGTATCCCAACATGAACTGACAAGGAGTCTGACTCATGGCTGTACTTTCGGTTCGTAATCCGACCCTTCTTGATCTGGCGAAAGCTACTGATCCTGATGGCCGTATTGCGACAATTGTCGAGATCCTCAACGAAACTAACGAGGTACTCGAAGATATGGTCTGGATGGAGGGAAACCTTCCTACCGGCCACCGTACTACGATTCGCTCTGGTATCCCTACACCTACGTGGCGCAAGCTTTACGGTGGTGTTCAACCAACCAAGTCGACTAACGTGCAGGTCACAGACAACTGTGGCATGCTCGAAGCCTATGCCGAGATTGACAAGGCTTTGGCTGACTTGAACAACAATACGGCTTCGTTCCGTCTTTCCGAAGACCGTCCCCACATTGAGGGTATCGCGCAGGAAATTGCCGACACCCTGTTCTATGGTAACGAAGGCACGGAGCCTGAAGCCTTTACCGGTTTCAGTCCCCGATACAATAGCCTTAGTGCCGAGAACGCCGACAATATTGTTGTCGGAGGTGGTTCAGGAACAGATAATGGTTCTATCTGGCTCATCGTCTGGGGCGAGTCCACTTGCCACGGCGTAATCCCCAAAGGATCTTCTGCTGGTCTCCAGCATCGTGACATGGGGGAAGTTACTATCGAAGACGCCAGTGATGGGACCAACTCGGGACGCATGCAGGCGTATCGTACTCACTATCGCTTCGACGCGGGTCTGACAGTACGTGACTGGCGTTACATCGTTCGTGTCCCGAATATCGATAAGTCGGCCCTTGTTAAGGACGCGGCAACGGGTGCGGATCTGAACGATCTTATGTTTCAGGCTTCCGAGCGTGTACCGAACCTGAATGCGGGCAAGGCCTGCTTCTATATGGCTCGTGACATGCGTACGTTCCTGAGACGTCAGAACGCCAACCTGCGATCCGGTTCGACACTGTCCTATGATGAGGTCGGTGGACGTAAGGTCATGAACTTCCACGGTATCCCGATCAAGCGTTGCGACGCTCTGGCTGCCGACGAAGCTCTTGTGTCCTGATCGACTCTTTGAAACTTTGAGCTCGAAAAAGGAGACAAGCTCATGATTATCGACGAACGGTTGGAGTTCGCTGACGCAGTATCAGTAGCAGCCGCTGCTGGGACTGCCAATATCGGTGACATTATCGACATGTCTGTCGCTCGTGACATTGGTATGGGTGAACCCGTTTATCTCGTTATCGGTGTTGATACTGAGATCATCACAGGAGGTTCTGCAGGTACTCTGAAGTTCCTTCTAGTATCTGACGCGACAAGCACGATTGCCACTGACGGCTCGGCCACGCAGCATTTTGACTCCGGTACTTTTGTTACCGACGGTACGGATGCAAACGGTGCCAAGATGAAAGCTGGTCAATTCCCGGTTATCGTTGCTCTTCCTATGGAGGGTCAGGAGTATGAACGCTTCCTCGCTGTTCAGGCTGTCACTGCTTCGACAACCACGACTGCGGGCGCGATCAATGCGTTCCTGACGCTCGACCCGCATGGCTGGGTTGCCTATGCGGATGGAGCTAACTGAGTGATGGTGTGACATCACACCGTCAATGGAGAGGGGAGCCTGCTTCGGCGGGCTCCCTTTTCTCTAAAACAAGGAGTTTAAGTAATGCCAAAAGGTAAGGGTACATACGGGTCAAAAGTGGGTAGGCCCCCTAAGTCGAAACCATCTTCAAAGAAGATGTCTAAGAAGTAATATGTTAGGGAAATCCTGCTTCGGCAGGGTTTCTTTTCTCTAAACTAGGGAGGCTTATATGCCCCGAGTTATTTTTCGACGTACATGGTTCGCACCGACCGAGCACGTCAAGGTTGACCGCCTTCGCACCATGGCGGGCCGACGCTACCGACGCGGGGAACATGATATCCCCGAAGAGTTCATGGAGTTCCTGCCTTCTGATGCGCAGGTACTCGACGCAGAAACACCGGCTGCTCCTGAAGTTGAAGACGACGAGGAAACCCTCGCAGACTATGACGAAGAGCGGGCCGCTGCAGAAGCCATTCCTGAACCTGATGAGATCGAAGCCAAGCGGGCTGCGTTTAAGGCCGAGCTTGAGGCAGAAGAAGCACCTAAGAAGCGAGGACGTCCCCGCAAGGGATCCTGATACACCACACACGGACGGGGGTTAAATTATGGCTGCCAGTGACGTCACAATCGCCAATCTAGCCCTATCACGTTTGAGGGCTGGAACTATTTCGTCCATGGGGGAGAACTCTCCTGCGGGTAAGTACTCCAGCATCTGGTACGATGAAAGTCGAAAGCAACTTCTAGAGTCTTTTGACTGGGGGTTCGCTCGGCGTACGGAAACTCTAGCCGTTCATGGTGATGCTGCTCCCACCGCACGTTGGGCTTTCAGGTATGCCATGCCTAGCGGGTGTATTGTGGCGCGCTACATCCAGAACCCACTTGGTACGACGGCAGATCCTGTACCCTACCAAATTGAGATGAACGACGCTGGAACAGAGTCCACCCTCGTAACGAACGCAGAAGACGCTGTCTTGATATACACTTACGACCTCTCCACTACGTCTTTGTTTAGCC